AAATGTGGCGTAAATCACACACCCAAAAGTGTCCGTTGAGGACCTTTTGGACACCTATAGTATAAGTGAGGAGGCAAAATTATCGGAGCCTCCGAACGCACACTGCGACCCTATGGGGTCGCCCTAGTAGAAGCCCTAACCTTCGGCTTCGTTTGGACTTCGCCTTCGGTTAGGAGTTTAGCCCCAAGACTCCAGATACCTCGTCTTGGGAGAACCTATGGAAAGAAAACGAACTACCTCTGCTTCGCATCAAAGTGATGCCATCAAGAAGCAAGTTATTGATTTTTTAATGCAGGGCTACTCTGTCCAGCGTGCTATGGATGCCGTAGGCAGAAGCGTTAAGACCTATGAGTACTACCGAAAGGTAGACTCTGACTTTGCCACTGCTGTGGACAAAGTACGCTCTATGACTGCTAGAGGCGAGATTGGCTCAGCACGAGGGGAAGTACCACCCTTCCCTGAGTTTTCAGAAAAATATCTAGGTACCCGTGTTTTTACACACCAACGCCATTGGATAGATTTATTAGAGGGTAGACAACCTACGGATATACACCCTGCTATAACCTATGAACAAGGCGCTCCAGATTTATTAATAGTTAACACCCCTCCAGAACACGCAAAGTCTACGACCATTACGGTCAACTATGCGGTCTATCGGATTTGCCAGAACCCAAACATCAGAATCATGATTGTGTCTAAGACACAGGCTATGGCGCAAAAGTTCCTGCTCTCCATTAAGAACAGACTAACGCATCCTAAGTACCAGGACCTACAACTCACCTTTGGACCTCCAGGTGGATTTGAAAAGAATTCTGATTCATGGAAGCAGGACTTAATTTACCTCTCCTCAGAGGCACGCGACTCAGGAGAAAAGGACCCTACCGTACAGGCTGTTGGTATTAGGGGTCATATCTACGGCGCTCGTGCTGACTTGATTATCATGGATGACTGCGTAGATAACACCAATGCCCATGAGTACGAGAAACAGATTGATTGGATTCAGTCTGAGGTTATGTCCCGTATTGATGATAACGGCGGCAAACTTCTTATCATAGGCACCCGCCTACGCCCTAAAGATTTATACTCCGAGGTACGCGACCCCATGCGCTATCCTGACGAGAGTTCTCCTTGGACTTACTTTGCACAACCTGCAGTACTTGAATTTGATGAGGACCCATCTAAGTGGGTAACCCTCTGGGCTAAGACAAATGTCGCTCCAGTATCTGGAGTAGGTAGCCCTGATGCAGATGGTCTATATCGCAAATGGGATGGCAATGCTTTAAATAAAAAGCGCAGCCGTTTATCTCCAAATCTTTGGGCGATGGTTTACCAACAGCAACAAGTACATGAAGATTCAGCATTTCCATCTGATGCCATCAAAGGCGTTATCAATGGCGCTAGAAATGTAGGGCGCATACCAAAAGGTAAAGCAGGCGTAAGACCTAATGGCATGGATGGACTTATTGTTATTGCTGGCTTAGACCCTGCAGGTAGCGGTTATACCGCAGCCGTATGTCTAGCCATTGATATTTCTACTCAGAAACGATACCTGATAGATGTGTCAAATAAACCAGGCATGAAGCCAGACGAGATTAGAACTTTAATCAAAGACTGGACTGATGACTACAAGATTTCTGAGTGGCGTATTGAAAAAAATGCTTTTCAAACAATGTTAACTCAGGACCGTGAGGTACGGGAATACCTTTCGTCACGGGGTGCGACCCTAAGAGAACATCACACGGGTCAAAACAAATGGGACACGAACTTCGGAGTTGCATCCCTGACGACACTATTCCATGGTTGGGAAGATGGAGATGCACTCATTGAGTTCCCTTCAACCCACGCCTCAGAAGGTATTAAAAGTTTAATTGAACAACTCATCACTTGGTATCCAGATTCTCCAAAATCACAAAAGACCGATACCGTGATGGCGTTTTGGTTTGCTGAACTTGGCTGTCGTGACCGTGTTGCTAATGCAAGAACCTTTGCTCGTACACATAACAGTTTAAATATGTTTCATACTCCATACGACAAATCAAAGCAATACACCGTATCACTAAGCGACATCTATTAGAACAGGAGGTGGGTGTGCCACTCTCGCTAGACGAAATTAAAGATAATTATGACCGTTACCGTCAAATGTATTCTGACCGTGACACCCGCATGGAACAAGTACTTCTTGTTCGTAAGGGTCGCATGCGCGATGTTTTCCCAGATTTATTCCCAGATGGACCATTTGAGAATCCAATCGTTGCAAACATGGTGGATATATCGGCTCGTGATTTATCTGAAGTTATAGCGCCACTACCCGCATTTAACTGTAATTCCCCATCTATGGTGTCTGATAAAGAACGCAAGAAAGCCGATAAGCGAGAAGAAATTGTTAACGGCATTATTGATTTCTCAGACATGCAGACTCAAATGTTTAGCGCAGCAGACCGTTATGTAACCTATGGTTTCGTACCTGCTCAAGTTGAAGTTGATTTAGAAAAAAACATGCCACGCATCCGTTTCTTAGATTCTTATGGATGCTATCCAATCATTGATAGATTTGGAAAAGTACATGGCATGTATCAAAGAATTAAGAAGTCATTAGCAGAACTAATGAGCGCATACCCAGAGTATGCCCATCTGCTATACGACAAAGACTCAACCGCTTCTATGATGGAAATTGTTCGCTATCATGACAAAGACCAAGATATAATCTTTGTTCCATCAAGAAACAATATTGTTATTGACCGTGCGCCTAATCCGATTGGCGAGTGTCTTATACGCGTTGTTCAGCGACCATCCTTAGATGGTCAAGCGCGGGGTCAATTTGACGATGTTCTTGCAATCCAAGTTGCAAAGGCTCGTTACGCACTTCTATCGCTTGAGGCTGCTACTAAAGCAGTTCAAGCCCCCCTTGTAGCCCCTCAAGATGTAAATGAGTTAGCCTTTGGACCAGATGCTGTTATTAGAACTGACAGACCTGGCGATGTTCGCAGATTGCCTATTGAGATACCAGCAGGTGCTTTTGCACAACAGCAGGTACTTGAAGGAGAACTTCGTCTAGGTTCCCGCTATCCTGAATCTCGTACAGGAAACATTGATGCCTCTATCGTTACAGGTCGTGGCGTACAAGCCCTTATGGGTGGCTTTGATACACAAATCAAAACAGCCCACGCAATGTTTGCCCGTGCCTTCGTAGAACTTCTTAGCGTTGCGCTAAAGATTGATGAAAAAGTTTTTGGCACTATGGAAAAAGAACTCCGTGGTACACGCAATGGAGTTCCATACGCAATTAAATATAAGCCATCACGCGACATTGACGGTGACTACACTGTTGATGTTCAGTATGGTTTGATGGCAGGACTTGACCCAAATCGTGCATTGGTCTTTGGTCTACAGGCTCGTGGAGATAAACTAATCTCTCGTGACTTTTTACGCCGTCAAATGCCTTTCTCCTTTAACGCAACACAAGAAGAAGAAAAGGTTGATGCAGAAGATTTACGCGATGCAATGAAGCAAGCAATCGCCTCTTACGCACAAGCAATTCCAGCGCTTGCTTCTCAGGGACAAGACCCATCAGATATTTTGTATAAATTATCTACCGTCATAAACGAACGCCAAAAGGGTGCCTCTATTGAAAAGGCAGTACAAGATGCGTTCCAGCCTCAGAATCCCCCACCTGGTGCGATGACCCCTGAAGCAGTAAGTCCCGACATGCTTGGGCAACCAGGTGCGGTCCCTCCAGGTGAGGGCCAACTTCCTATGGGTATGTCTGAAACAGGTCGTATGCAAGGTGTAGCACCTGGACAAATTGCTCCTGGTGGTAGACCTGATGTTCAATCGCTTTTAGCAAGTTTAACTCAAAGAGGTGAACCTAATCTTCAGGCTTCCCTCGTCAGACGACTACCAGTTGCGTAGGGAGGTGACTAAATGAAGATGAAAAAGAAATCGCTTTCGGGCGGAAAGAAGCCTAAGAACCAAGGTTCAGCAGGCAAGGCTCCAACTCAGAAGCCAATGTTAGCAAAAAAGGCATCCTCTAAGGGTGGCAAGACTTATTTCTCAAGCAATCCAAGCGGAACTCGCGGTTCACGCAGCAAGTAATTTAAGAACCTGAGCATGTTTTAAAACTGCTCAACAAAACTTAAATGCGCTTTTATAGCGAAAGGTAATGATGGCAAAAGAAGCAAAAAATAATTTCCAAGTATCCGCAACAGGCGGTGCTGGAACTAATGGACAACCTGCACGATACGCAGCAGGCATTGATAACGCACAAGATTTTTATGAATTACAAACATCGCAGCCTATGGCTGGAGAAAATCCAGCAAATAAACCATCAATGGCTATGGGCGGCGGTATGCCAAAAGTAAGTTTAGATGGAATTGTTCCTTTAGATGCTCCAACCCAGTATCCTGAAGAAGGCGTTGACACTGGTGGAGCACTTGGACCTAACGCAGGCGAAGAAGTTATGGCAGCACCTGCTATGCTTAAAGCGCAAAACAATCAAGACATTGCTCAACTTGCTGCATATTTACCATTTTACGCAAAGATTGCAGAATCACCACGGGCTTCTAATGCAACCCGTAATTGGTATCGCTATATTCGTAGCCAGGTTGAGGGCTTAGAGTGAGTTGGGTTCAAAATTTAGGTAAGATGGCAAAGTCAGCAGTTGACTTTACAGGCTTACCAGGACTATTTAAAGACATTGCAACTTCGGGAAGTAACGATGACCCGTGGTACATAGATGGTGTTAACTTTGTTAAGAATACAGTTAAGGTTGCAACCACTCCAGTTCGTGCTGCTGTAGGCGGATTATTTGCCGTTGGAGAAGCATCGTACGAACTTGGCGGAAAAGTACGCCGTGAAGGTGCAGAAACAATCCTTGAGCAACCTTTTATGTATAACAAGTTTAAGGCTCCAGGTGAATCTTATGCTGATTATACAGCGCGTGTAGAATCTGAAAAAGAAAACATTTCTATCACGCAGGCTGCCTTATCAACGCTTTCTCCAGGGCGTAACTCTGGTGATAAAAGTGGTTGGTTTCAAGATTGGACCGATAATAACCTTAGATTTCTTTCTGCTGGCTTTGATGTATTTAATCAAGAAGATAGAGATATTGCTTTTAGTAACCAATACACAGGAAAAATCCTTTCAGGTTTTGGCGATTTAACTGCATCAACAATTATTGACCCATTAACATTTGCTGGTTTCTTAGGCAAAGGCGCAGTAATTGCTGCCAAGGCACCAATGCTTGACCAAATTTCTGGCAAGACAGCCCGTGCAGTATTTGGTAAATTTGCAATGACCGAGGATAGGTTAGACAACATCCTTACTCAAGCCCTTGAGGGTAAAGGTGAAGGTCTTTCAGATATTAATTTTCTTGCAAACAGTAATGCTCGTGAACAGTATGAATACTGGCGCAAAAAGAAAGTAACAAATCCTGATGCTATGGCATACCTCTTTGGTCGTGCCAGCACAGAACAGGATGTTGTAGATACTTTCCGTGCTGTTATGTACCGCGATGCTGAATCAGTATCAAAGATTGCATCACAAGATGCAGAAGCAGCACTTGTAATGAATAACCTCAGCGATGTACCACATCAACATCGTCAATACCTTGAGGGTAAGACAGACGGTGATTTGCTTACATCTCCTGAATACAACAAGGCTGCTGGCGATTACATTACTAAACTTACCGATGAAGCAAGTGATGCTTATGACCAGCGTTTTGCTGAGGCTCTCAACACAGCCCGCACAGGTGGTCAATTAAAATATGGATTTAGCCGTGGACCTTGGGAAGGTAAACTGGCTCAGAAGTCACGCTCCAAAGCACAAGCAGTATTTGCTGAAGCAGATAGCGTAACTTTCCAAAAGACAAGCCTTCATCCAGTTGTTAAGGTAGTTAACTTCTTTACAAAAGAACTACCAAGCGGTGTATTTAATGTTAATGATGGCGATTCTTATATTGAGTTCAATGCCTTCTTGCGTGAAGCAAATGAACTTTCAGCAGGTCGTTTTGGACCAACAGGTGCTGCATTTGCAGATAGATACCTTGCTGCAGCATCAACTGGTGAGCGCAATGCAATTATCCAACAGGCGGAAAAGGTTGCTTTGGCTACCTTGTTCCCAAATTATGACCAGCAAACTATTGATAAGTTATATGCAATCTTTGACTATCGCCGTGTATCTCGTATTAAGCAACACCGCGACCAAGGCTTTGTTTCTTATTTAGAAAATGGTCAAGTAGTTCATGCTATTGCTCCAGTTCTACAGCGTGAATCAGCAAACACTGTCATCATTGCAGACTTGCGTAAACTAAAGCATGCCATTGATTCTCACGAAAGAATCCTTCCTGGCATCCTAGATGGACTTAATGTAGAAGATTTAACTTTCCGCACACAAAAAGGTTTATCCGCTTTAGCAACTATTAATGACATATTTAAGACTTCGGTGCTTATGCGCCTTGGTTATACGGTTCGTAACATTACTGAAGCGCAACTATCCATGTTGGCTAAAGGTTTTGCTCTACCAGCAATGGTTGCAGCAGGCGGAGCCGATGGAGTAAAACGCTTTTTTAATAACCGTAAAGTTGGGTTTAATCGTTTTATTGACCAGTTCAATGTTATGGCTGGTCGTATAGATGATATTCCAACTATGCAATATGCCTTCATGTCTGAGGTAGATAAACTTCGTGCCATTGACATGAGCCGTAAGCAACTTGCTAAGGCTGTATCAGACCGTATCCGCGATATTGAACAAGATGTATTTAGAATACGCCTTACGGGAGATGTCGGACCATTAACAGTTGAAGATGAAATTCGCACCCTTCGTGGCGTACTTTCAGATTTAGAATCTGTAACCTTATACCACGGTAGTGCAGATGCAGCGTTTAAACTTGACGAAACAAGAGTACTTGCAACATCAGCATCTCCATCCATTGCTGCTCGTTATTCTGAAGGCTTTACTTTTCATGCTGCTGAGAACTACCTAGAAACCCCAACTGGTCGCCCAGGTCGTTTAGGCATGAAACCTGAAGAAAGACCAGGCAAAGAAGTTTGGCAAGGACCTTTAACGCTAGAAGAAGAACTTGCTAATCGCGCCATTAAGGGTGGGTTCTCAGTAAAGAATACAACCTTTGATTCACCAAAACAGGGCTTCATGGTTGCTCGTGTTGGCGGTGGACAAGTTTTACCAGCCAAAGACAAAGAAGAACTTGCACAAGCAATTAAAAAGTTTTTAGATGAAAACCAAGAAGCGTTTAAACAAAACCCAGATTTGTATTTTGGTGGATGGTTTAATAAAAAAGACAAGCAGATATATTTAGATTTGTCAGACAATGTGACAAGTCAAGAGGCTGCTGTTAGACTTGGTAGTCCAGAGTTCCGCGACCAAATAAGTGTTTGGGATGTCAAAGCGGGCAAAGAAATTGAAACGGGTGGTACAGGTGGAAAAGCAGCAGCAACAAATGCAGACAGAAGCCCCGATGAACTCATCGGCGAAGGAACGCTTGTTCGTACAAGTCCCGAAGAATTACTCTCAAATGTCCGAGCAGGAGAAGCAGGAATGGGCGCTGGCATTAGCCGAGGCGCTCGCCCGATAACAGAACGAGTTAAAAAAGCAGCAGATGACCTGCTAACAGATATGATTGCTGCCAAGAACGCTGGCAAAGTTGTTGAAATGAGAACTCGGCGTGGATGGCGTAAAGTTGAAGCACTAGACTGGAATCAGATTCGCCTTGCTGAAGAAGGCGTACTTACCGTAGAACCAGAAATTTTTGCTCGCTCAGTATTCCGCGTTAAAGGTGTAGTTAATAAGCCAACACCAGTGCGTGTATATGGCGAGGCTTTGTATTTAACCAAATGGGCAGATGTTCCATTAGATTTGCGTGAGGCTGCTTTTGGTGGCAAATTTGCAAACTACAAAGCATGGGTTAAGTCCAAAGGTTGGCAAAACGCTGATGATTCTGTAACTCAATATATGCGTGAAAAAGGTTTTGGTCGGGCAGTTGTTCAAGATGATGCTCGCGCTGGTGGTGTATCAAACATCGTTTTACCAGAAGCAGTATCTAGCGCAGGGCGTAAACGCTCTGTAGAACGCTCTATTACACAAATGCAAGAGCGTGCAGCAGTTCAGGCTGCTGAAGATTTACCAATGCTTGAACAGTCAATGGCTACACCTAAGCAACGCCGCCTTGCTCGCACTGCTGCTCGTAAAGCAATGCGCCAACAAGAGCGCCCAGTATCTCCTTATTACACCAAGGAAAATGCTGATGCCATGATTAATAATGGCGTTGAGGATGCTGCTGAAAACTTGGCTCGTCTTTACACCATGTCACATGCGTATATTGATGACATTTCAAGTCGTTTAAACGCACGAATTGGTCGCGCTGAATCAAATGCTATTAAGCAACGCACTGGTTATGGCTACATGGATATTGAAGCCGAAGGCTATAACTATAATATTCCAGAAATATTCCAAGATGCTACATGGTTTATGGGTCGTACATCTGCTGAAGATACTTGGAACGCCCTTATTGGCACACAAGAAATGGCGTTCTCAACTGGTATCGGTGCACGCACAGTAAGCACAGTTAAAAATAATGACCCTCGTTATTTTGAGGCTTGGTCAAATGTTTTGAACATGCACTTCCGTGACCCTGAAACAGGGATTATGGACCCAATAGTTCGTAAGGTTCTTGATGGTGAAACAGACCAAGATATTTTAAGTTGGTTTACCAGAACCCCAGAAGGTCGCCTATACGCCAACGATACTTACACCACGCCTCGTCAAGCCTTTGGTTTAACAGCCCTTAAGGGTGGAGAACTCAATGAGGACTTGCTAGAGAAAATTAACATTACCCGTGGTGCTGTTAAATTATATTTACCAGACGAAGAAACAGCCTTGTTCTTTAGCACTGCAGGTCCAGAAGGTAAACCATTAACTGGCGGAGAATTACAGAACTTCTTGCGTAATCGCTTTGGCGATAATCCAGAGAATCTGCCAGATATTAATGGACTACTTGTTACAACAAGTAAAGAGTTTCGTGACCAAGAACGCCTTATTGATACCTTTAACCGCCGTGTAATGCGCTTTTTAGGTTCACTACCTGAAGATGTATTTGCTCGTCATCCATTGGCTAGAGCAACCTATAATCGCCAAGTTAGGGTTAACATACAGAACATTGCTAGGGCTAAAGGCGGAGATAAACTTACTGCTGAGGAAATTAATTCAGCCATCCGTGGCGCTAGAGAAGATTCTCGCCGTACAGTTGAGCAAACGCTCTTTACGATTGTACGCCGTACTCGTGCATCATCTAGCCAAGTAATGCAGTTAATGTTCCCGTTCTATGCAGCCTATGAAAATACCATTAAACGATGGTCAGGCATTGTGGCTGAGAATCCACAAGCAGTTACTACTGCTGCTAGAACCATTGCTCAATTAGTTAATGGTCAAACCGTTATTGACCAAGATGGTAACCGCATTACTGATGCTAAGAAGTTATCAGAAGGCACATACGCAAATCTAGTAGTACAAGTTCCACAAGGGTTTATTGACTCACTACCAAAGCAATGGCGAGAAATTGCTAATAATGCTTTTAAGACAGTTAATATCCCATTATCATCTTTAGATGTTATTACCCAAGGACAACCTGGAAATCCAGGATTTGGTCCTTATGCAGTGCTGCCAACCTATTTGATTCTACGCAATCGCCCAGAACTTGAAGATGCAGCAAGACCTTTCTTCCCTGCAGGTATGCCACAAAGTGCAACAGATTTGTTTGCCCCAGCAGCCTTGCGCCGTCTACGCTCTATGTGGACACAAGACGAACTATATGTCCGTACTTTCAACCAGATGCTTCGTTATGAGGCTTACAACTTTAATAGTGGTAGGCGTACAGATGAACCTACGCTAGATGAAATTACTGAAAAGACAAACAAGTTCTTTATGCTTCGTGCTTTCAGTTCCTTGACAATGCCATTTGCTGTTAGCCCAGAGATGGACTTTTATCAGCAAACATATCGTCAATTCCTAAACCAATATGGTCCAGGCGAAGCAGAAGCAAAGTTCCTTGAGATGTATCCAGATTACTTTGAGGCTACTGTTAGTTTATCTAAATCACCTGGCAGCCTTGAGGCTAATATGGGCACTGTTAAGAACCTAAAGAAGTTCCGTGGGCTTATGGCAGAGGCTGAGGCTTCTGACAATCCAGAACTAATCGGTTTCTTGGCTAATGACTTTGATGGTCAATACACCTTTAGTCAGGCTGCATATCAATGGCAGTATCGCCAAGGTGCATATCCTGGCTCAAAGAACACATATCGCCAAAATCGTAGCCCTGAAGAACTACTCCGTGATGCAAACATTAAGCGTGGTTGGACTCAGTTCAATTCATTAATGGGACAGATTAATACCTATAAGATTCAAAACGGCATTGTGTCAGATAATGACCCACGCATGGAACTTCTTAATGGCGCTAAGCAATTATGGACTCGCTCACAGGCAGAAGAAAACTTTGACTGGTACTCAGAGTATATTTCACCAGACCGTGGTAAGTATGAGCGCCGTGCACTTGTACTTAAAAAGGCTTTGAGTGATAAGGCTTGGATGGCACAAAATGGTGACCGCCCAGTTGTTAAGGCTATGGCTGTATATCTTGATGCACGCGACCAAATTGCTTCTATACTTAAACAGCGTGATGCTATTGGTGGTTCTGCAATGTTATCGGCTCAAAGCAATCGGGATGTTGTTTATGTGCTTGACCAAATTAAACAACAACTAATTGCTGAAAGTCCAGAGTTTGAACAATTCCTTAATCGTTACTTTATCAATGATACGGTGGTAGTTTAATGGCAAAAGATGAAAAGCCTAAGACAGAATCAGGCACACCTGCTGGAACAGATAAACCCACAGGCGGTATAGACCTTGCAGCACTTATGGAGAAATACGCATCTATGGGCGGCAATGTACAACAAAATAAAGGCCCTGTATTTACTACCCAAGATGCCAATGCTTATGTGCAAAGTGTGTATCAACAAATACTTGGTCGTAATGCTGTTGGCGCTGAACGCACCAAGGCTATCAACATCTTTTTAAATCAATCACAAGATACCGATGTAACAGGTCGTCAGGCTGCTATTGTTTCTGCTGTTGAAAAAACTCCTGAATTTCGTAATCGGCAAGAAAATCGTTATTTAGATGCTATCTATAAGGCTATTGAACAAGATGTTAGGAGTACAGAAGTATAATGGCAGAACGCTATTCTAAGAATTTTGAAACTCCACAAGAAGCGCTTAAGTTTTTTGGCCTTGCTATTTATCAAAATGAACAAATAATTAAAAGCAATAAACCTGGTTCAGAAAAATTTAAAAAAGCAACTGCTGCATTGGCTTTAGCAAAAAAAGAATTTGATAAAGCCAATAAAGCCATTGATGCACAGCGTACTGCCGATAAAATCGCAGCAGACAAAGCAAAACTTAGTAAAAATGCTGCTGCTGCCAAAGAGCAATATGAGCGTGAAATTGCTTTGGGTAAAACTCCTGTTCCTCGTTATGGTCCAGATGGTTCATCTTTAGTACCTGGAACTCAAAGTTATTTTGAAGGCAGCACTACAATGCCTAAGATAAAACCTAAAGATGTTTACACTGGAACAGGCACTAAAGACAAACCACTAGAGTTAAATGGAAACCCATTTACTGGTTTATACAAAGGCAAAGAATACAAAAATGGAATTCTTGTCAAGGCCGATTCAACTGAGGCTGCAAAAGCAGCAGAAGCAGCAGCAGCAGCCAAAGCAGCAGCAGATGCTAAAGCAGCAACAGATGCTGAAACAGCCGCGAAAGCAGCAGCAGCAAAAGCCAAAGAAGAAGAAGATATAGCCAAAAAAACAATGTGGGTTTCTTGGCTTCGTACAACATTTTTATCCTTAGAAGATAAAACACAAAAGGCTCAAATTGATGCTTTGTTTGACAAAGCACTCAAACAAGGCTGGGATGAAAATACTTTTATGGAAGCCCTCAAGGGTACAAGTTGGTGGCAAAACACATTTCCAAGCCTTCGCCAATTCTTTCTTGAATCTAATGACCCACGCAATGCTGCTACCTTTGCTGAAAAAATAAGCAATAATATAACTTCTATCGCAGGCAAACTAGAAGCGCTTGGTGTTCAAATAAGAAGCATAGACCCAGTTACAGGTAAGGTTATTGATAATACCGAATTAATAAAGGGTATCGCTCTTGAAACAATTAAGAATAATTGGACCGATGATGAGTTAGAAAACTACTTATCAACCAAAAGTGAAATTATCTTTACAGGCGGAGGAACCCTTGGTTCATACCTAGACCGCGTTAACCAGACTGCTTATCTTTATGGCATGTCTTTAGATAACAATGTAAAGAACGCTATTAATACATCATTGCTTGACCCATTAGACGGCAGAGATGTTCAGTATTGGATTAATAGTGTTAAACAAATGGCATACGATGCCCCACAAAATAAACCATTTCTTGCATCACTTCAGGCTGGTCGCAGCCTATATGAAGTTACAAATAGTTACCGCAGTCAAATGGCTAACTTACTAGAAGTGGATAGCACTGCAATTACTTGGAATGACTTAATGAATAAAGTAATTGATAGCGAAACTGGCAATGCTCGCACATTTGCTGATTTTACAAAATCATTAAAAGCAGACCCACTATGGCAATACACTCGTAACGCTAAAGAAGTTTACAGCAACACAGCACTTGACCTTGCTAAAATGTTTGGATTTCAGGGGTAATAATGGCTAAAAAACCTTTCGGTTATTTTATAGGTAGGACTGATTTGACACCAAACCCTGAATTTGTCAGGGATGCTAAGGTGGAAAAAGAAGTTGCAAGTAGACCTTACTTCATAAAAGAGGCTGCTGATAGAGGTATGACTGCAGAGGAATACATAGAATCTCGCGGTGGCATAAATGATGCAAATGTTTATGGCGACTCATTTGCAGTATACGGTGCTTCAGAGTATTTAACTAAAGCAGAAGAAGATGCAGTTATTAAAGCAGCACTTGCAAAAGGCGCAACAGGCAGCGCTATTGGCGCTGCTATAAATGCCGCCAGAGCAGCAAAGAGGGCTGGCGGAAATATAGATACTAAAACTGGCGCTTATACTACACCTCCTCCTGGTAGTTCTAGTACACCTCCTCCTGATAATTCTAGTACACCTCCTCCTGATAATTCTGTTGGTGAAACTTTTACTTTTAGCCCAGCAGGAGTGCTTCTTAAAAATGGCGGCGTTTATACAGGAATTTACTTAGGTAAGAATTACAAAGATGGCGTAGAAGTACAAAGTACGACTACCGTAACAACTTCTAACCCTGAAATAACCGCATCAATTGATGCCCTTAGAGCAGAACTAAAGTTAATGCAAGACCAACAAAAAAACTTTTTAACTGCTGAACAAATTGCAAAGCAATCACGCATGACCGCTTCGCAAGAATTTAAAGATACTTTAATAAGCCTTGGTTTTAAAGAGTCTGATGGAATCATTAATGAACTTGATGATATGATTAAAAAAGACTATACAATGGCCCAGATAAGACTAGAACTTCCAGAAACAAAAGGATATAAAGAGCGTTTTCCAGGCATGGAAACTTTGCGTAAAGTAGGGCGAGCAATAAATGAAGCAACTTATATTTCTAACGAAAAAGGTTATTTACAAACTTTGCGAGCCTACGGCTTAGATACTGCAATCCTTGGAAATCGTAACAATCTTGGCTTATACATATCAAATGAAGTTTCTCCTCGTGAGTTTGAGGAGCGAGTTAATTTGGCTGCTACGCGAGTCAGAGAAAATCCAGATGTAATGGCAGTTTTTAAAACATATTATCCTGAAGTTGATGAAAGTGGAGTTATTTCCTACATGCTCAATCCTAAAGCAGGTCTTGATGCTATTAAGAAACAAGTTCGCACTTCTGAAATTGGTGCTGCTGCTGTAAATGCTGGCTTTGTTAAATCATTCATGACTTCAGTAGAAGCCGCTAATTTAGTACCAGCAGTTGGTGATGCTACCTTTAATCAAATTGCTCTTGAGTTTAAACGCGCTCGTCAACTTGCTAATACTCAAAGTCGTCTAGCGCAAATTGAAAATCAACCATACTCAGAACTTGAAGCAGTGAGTACTGTTGTTGGTGACGACATAACAGCAGGACTTGCTTCTGAGCGCAGAGCAGCCCGTGAATCCGCACGCTTTAGTGCAAGAGGTGGACTCACTGAATCATCACTTCGCTCAACCGCTACACCAATATAAGAATCCCCACCCTGACCAACCAGCCCAGGGGGGCGTATAAGTCTGGTAGCAATAGCCAATTTGGTTTCCCCGAACCTCATTGTGGATTGCGAATACAACTAAGAAAAGGGAGATAGGTAGATGGCTACCAATTACTACGATGACGAAGAAGATGACGACACTACTACAGATGTTGTTGGTCAACTCCGCAAAGTAAACCGTGCGCTGGAAAAGCGTGCGAAAGAACTAGAACAGGAGTTGTCAGGTCTAAAAACTCAGACCCGTCAGCGTACTGTCAAGGATGTACTACAGGCTAAGGGATTAAACCCAAAGATTGCCGCGTTCATACCACCAGATATTGATTCCTCTGAGGAAGAAATTGTTAAGTGGGTTAATGAATACGGTGATGTATTTGGAATCCAAACTCCATCTGAGGAAAAGCCTGCAGAAAAAAGTCCAGAGGTCAAGGCTCAAGCAAGAATCAACAATCTAGTTTCTACTGGCTCTGCGCCAGATGTTGACGAAGATGCGTTTGCAAAGATTGCAGGAGCAAAGACTCGTGAGGACTTAGATGCACTCCTTGGTTTAAATTAAATAACTTACATCAACCAATCACCAGGAGGTGAACCCACATGGCATTTACAGACACATCGGCAATTAGTGGTCTAGTTCAGACCGCTTATGACCGTTATGTTGAATTTGCCCTCCGCTCTCAGCCGATGATTCGTGCTGTTGCGGATAAGAAGCCTGTACAACAGGCTATGCCAGGCTCATCCGTTGTATTCTCACTTTACAACGATTTGTCGGCTGCTACTTCAACGCTCACAGAAACAACTGACCCAGATGCAGTTGCACTAAGCAATGTTGATACCGTATCTGTAACTCTTGCAGAGTACGGCAACGCTGCCCTTGTAACACGCAAACTACAGTTGTTCTCACTATCTGATGTTGACCCTGCTGTTGCAGACATCATCGCTTACAACTTGGCTGACTCTCTTGATGTTGTGGCACAAAATGTCCTTCGTCAAGGCACCAATGTTATTTACGGTGGAACCCGCACATCCACTGCTACAGTCACAGCATCAGACACTATTGATTCTGCTGACCTTCGCAAGGTTGTTGCAAAACTCCGTTCCAATAAGGCTGTTCCTCGCGCAGGAAGCCTATACTGGGTCGGTATTCACCCAGAAGTATCACATGACCTCCGTGCCGAATCTGGCTCAATCGGATGGCGTGATACTCACGCACACACTGATGCATCACTTGGCAACCTGTTCGCAGGTACCATCGGAACATACGAAGGCGCTTTCTTTGTAGAAAACGCACGCATGTTCTCTGCTAAGGATGGCGCAGACCAGACCGCTCTCGCTACAACCGCAGTAACCGTTGCAGGTACTTCAGCAGGCTTCACCTTTGGTGTTGCATCTACTGCTGTAATCGCAACACGCGCTGAGGTAGGCGACAAGATTTCTGGAACTGGCATTGCATCTACTGCAAAAATTACTGCAATCAGCACATCTGGCTCAACAACTACATTCACCGTAGATGTAGCCAATACTGCTGCAGTTACTGCAACAACTGTTGTAACTGTAACCCCTGTAACACGCGTATTCAGAACCATCGTTTGCGGTAAGCAAGCATTGGCTGAAGCCGTAGCACAGGAGCCAGGTGTTGTTATCGGTCCAGTTACCGATAAGTTAATGCGTTTCCGCCCAATCGGTTGGTACGGTGTCCTTGGATGGAGCCGTTACCGCGAGGAAGCGCTATATCGCATTGAAACTGGTTCTTCAATCGCTGCTCTCTAGTTGATTGACTCTGAGGGGTAGACATATTTGAAAAGTCTGCCCCTTTGGGGTGAGTTCATTAGGAGGACTTATGTCAATGTATTACTTCACTACGCCTACCGTAGATGAAACCCCAGCAGGGGACCATATCCTCTTTGCTCGTATTGAACTACCGCGTGGCATATCTGTCTTGCGTTTAAACGGAGTGTATAGTTCCTTTAGGTATCCAAGCCAAATTCAGACAAATCAGGCAGAGGAGTATTACTTAGGTGGAACAAAAAATCTTATTAACCAACAGACTGCTGATGCCCTTACAGCACAGGGCTACGGAGCATACATAACACCAGCATGAGCCTACATAGACAACAGACCCATCCTGAGTTTGTAGAAGGTTGCTTTGGTTGCAAAGTTGGAACTCTTGTAATGAATACAGGAGAAGCAAACTCTAACCTAAGCGTATCTGCAAAGAAATGGGATAAAGAACTACAGGCATATAGGGATGCTCGTGCTCAAGGTATTCAACCTGATGGAACGAGTATGAAGAAGATTCAACAGGCTGTAAAGATTTCAAACGAAACAGGCAAGGCATACGGGGCATAGGAGGAATCATGGCTGCTCGCAAACCACGAAAGAAACAAGTAAAACGCGTGCGTACAGTCAAGGATGAGTCATATACAGAACTTGAAATGTACTGCATTTGGCTTAACGAGTACTACAAATCTTTGCTCAAAGCAGGCTTTAAGTCTGAACTAGCCCTGTCATTTGTTATGGATAAAGGTTCTTATCCAAGTTGGGTGAACTACCGTTCCCCTTCTGAGGATGAGATTAAGCGGATGCTGGATGAGGATGATGATGACTAGCACCATTATTCCAGAGCCGTTGTGGGGACTGCCCTCTCCCACCATTGAAGATGAGGACATCTACGAAGAAGATGAGGAATAACCATGCCAATGGTAAACGGAAAAGAATACTCTTACTCAAAGAAGGGTATGGCTGCAGCAAAGAAAGCAGCAAAGAAGTCTGGTAAGAAAATGGTAATGAAGAAGGCTGCAAAGAAGCGTGGCAAGTAAAAAAGACCCACGAATTAAAAGGGCTGGCGTAGCAGGTTTTAACAAACCCAAGCGTACGCCAAGCCATCCAACTAAGTCACATGTTGTGGTTGCCAAAGAAGGCAGTCAAGTAAAGACCATCCGTTTTGGTCAGCAAGGCGTTAGTGGCGATAAAAAGTCTACGCCTAGACAAAAATCATTTAAAGCACGCCATGCTAAGAACATTGCCAAAGGCAAAATGAGCGCAGCATATTGGGCAGATAAGGTGAAATGGTGAAGGGTAAAGCATTTTGGGACAAGAAGAATCCAAAGAAAACATCAACGAAATTAACCTCCTCACAGAAGGCTGCTGCCAAAGCAAGAGCAAAGGCTGCGGGTCGGAAGTATCCGAACCTTGTGGACAATGCTGCTGTGGCACGAAAGAAGAAGAAGGGTAAGTAATGGCAACAGGAGCAGCAGGAAGCACACTTACGGGAGAACTTAACCGCCTAGCCAACGGTGGTACATATCCCGTTTATACGGTCTATAAGGCACCACAGGGCGCTGCTAACGCCTATGCTGGCACATCTGGTCTAGGACTTATTGCTGCCCTTAATTACAAGGCTAGTTCCTCCCGCCAGCCAAATGACTATAAAGGTTTAAACGCTATCTGCAATGAACTTGCTGGCACCTCTGGGCTATCAGCCGTAGTTGCTTTAAGGAGTATTGACCTATGAGTACATTTGCTCAACTAGCAGACCGCGTTGAGGCTGTGCTGCATGGCTACACAGAGAACACAGAGCCAGCCTCATGGCTTACTACTAGCGCTACCAGCACAACCACATCGCTGACTGTTTATGATGCCAGCGTAATTGGTCGTGGCTATGTACAGATTGATGATGAAATTGTATTCGTTAACAGTACAGACAATGTGGCAGGAATTCTTACCGTAGCCCCTTGGGGTAGAGCGCAGCGTGGTACTACTGCTGCTACCCATGCTCAAAATGCTAAGGTAACTATGGCTCCATTGTTTCCAAGGCAAGAAATTAAAAACGCTATCAATAACACTATTGATGCTATGTACCCAAGTGTATTTGCTATTGGCTCTTATGATTTTGATTATGTAGCAGCGCAGTATTCCTATGGAATCCCTGCTGCAGTAGAAAATGTTTTATCAGTAACCTATTCCATTATTGGTCCTTCTAAAGAGTGGTTTCCTGCTCGTGCATGGCAGTTAGATAGAACTGCAGATTCAGATGCTTTTACTACCGCAAAGAGTCTATCTATTTATTCAGAGATTGTTCCTGGACAAACTGTGCATGTTACCTACAGCAAGCGCCCAACGCTGCTTACTAGCAATGAGCAAGAGTATTCAACGGTTACAGGCTTTCCTTCTTATTCGGAAGATGTTGTCATCTATGGCGCAGCCTTCCGCATGATTTCTTTCTTGGACCCTTCACGCCTTGGTCCTCAGTCTGCAGCAGCAGACATATTAGATGGCGTACGCCCAAATGGTTCAGGGCAGAACGCAGCCAGATTTTTGTTTGGCATTTATCAGCAGCGTTTAAACGAAGTGGCGAATAACCAACGCCGACAATATCCAATCCGTTCGCACTATCAGAGATAAGGTAGAAAATGGCAGCAGGCGACCCAGGCTCCCCAGCGCGGTACTACTCGTCAACCGCAGTAGAAACTTCGCTCCAATCATCCATTGCAGCCCAAGCACAGGGTGCATCCAACAGTTCGTTTATCGTTGCATCTGTAAGCGGATTTCCAACTTCATATCCATATACACTTATTGTTGACCCTGATACTTCTAAAGAAGAAGTTGTCACTGTTACCTCTGGTAGTAGCACAACACTTGTTGTAACTCGCGGTGTTGATGGAACCCAAGGCGTTGCTCACTCAGCAGGAGCCGTTGTTAGACACGGTGTATCAGGTCGTGACTTCCGTGAATCCCAGACTCATATTGCCTCTCGTGGCTATGACACAGATTCTGCGATTTTGGGACTTGCTAACCAGACCCATGTACATGGCTTAGAAACAGGTGATGGTGTAGTAGTTGGTACTACTAAGGCTCAGACCCTTACTAATAAAGTTTATTCAAGCGGTACGGTAACTGGTGCATTTACTGCAACTAGCGCAACATTTACTGGCGGTACATTTACATCAGCCACAGTAACCAGTTCAACTATTACTGCTTCTACGATTGTATCAAGCACATTTACAGGTTCTTTTACAGCCTCTGCTGCTACCTTCGTAAGCCCAACAATCTCTGGCTCGCCAGTCATTACTGGTCTATCCAGCGCAGGGTTAACAAGTTCATCTGCTGCACCAGTTTCTTATGTTGATGCTTTTTTTGGTCCATTAACAGATGCACAAACATCAGCAACATCTGCTGCAACGAGCGCTACATCTGCTGCAACTAGTGCTACATCAGCAGCAAACAGTGCAACAGCATCTGCTGCTTCTGCAAGTGCCTCAGCAACTAGTGCTAGTGCTGCAGCCACTTCCGCTACTTCGGCTGCTAATTCAGCCACGGCTGCTGCTACCAGCGCTACAAGCGCTGCTGCGAGCGCCACTGCAGCAGCAACAAGTGCAACCAGTGCTGCAAATAGTGCAACGACTGCTGCTGCTTCTGTTGCTGCTATTGCAGATTATGCTGCTGCTGCTGCAACATCGGCTACCTCTGCTTCTAATAGTGCCACTGCAGCAGCAACTAGCGCTGCAAGCGCTGCTGCTTCTACAACTGCTGCTGCTGTTTCTGCATCATCTGCAGAAACATCTGCTACTAGCGCAGCAACATCTGCTTCATCTGCCTTAACTAGCGCTAATAGTGCAAGTACTTCTGCATCATCAGCATTAACATCTGCTAATTCAGCAGCAACATCTGCAACAGCAGCCGCTACTTCAGCCTCCAGTGCTGCAACATCGGCATCTAGTGCATTAACTTCTCAAACTGCAGCAGCAACAAGTGCATCAAGCGCAGCCACTTCAGCCTCCAGTGCTGCAACAACTTATGATGATTTTGATGACCGTTATCTTGGTAGCAAATCATCTCCTCCATCTTTAGACAATGATGGCAACACACTCCTTGTTGGTGCTATCTATTGGAACTCAGTTCTTAATAACATGTATGTGTGGTCAGGAAGCGCTTGGGTTCAGATTGCCACAACTACCATCTATTCAGCGCCTACTCTTGGTAGTACAACCATTGACTCGGGTACTACTTACACAACAATTACAGGATTAACGCTTTCTGGTGGATTAGCAAGCGCAGACCCAACTACAAACCTTGGTCTTGCCACCAAACAGTATGTTGATACAGTAGTTACTCAGATTAATTACCATGAATCAGTAGTCGCTGCTACAACAGCAAACCTAACTGCTACCTATAACAATGGAACTTCTGGCGTAGGTGCAACACTTACAAATTCTGGTACACAAGCAGCATTTAGCATAGATGGTGTAAGCCCTGCTATTAATGCTCGTGTTCTTGTAAAGAATCAAACAACGCAAACTCAAAATGGTATCTATACATTAACAACCATTGGTGATGGTTCAACAAATTGGGTTTTGACTCGCGCAACCGACTACGATAATAGCCCATCAGGTGAAGTAAAAAATGGTGATGAGTTATTCTGCTCTGGCGGTACAGTAAATATTAATAAGTCATTTATTAACGCAACAATAGTAAGTCCGATTGTTATTGGAACTACTGATATTGTATTTAGCGAGTATTACGCAGGACTTCCAGCACAAAATGGCAACTCAGGTAAATATCTAACAACAGATGGAACAACTCCTTCATGGGGAGTTATTGATACAACAATCAATGCAGACATAATCATGACGATTATGGGCGCATACTAGGAAAGGATACAGTAACTAATGGCTGTAACATCTAAAGTCCTCTTTAGGGGGGCCGCTGCAACGACAAGCACAACACTCTATACAACCCCTGCTACTGCTACTGCGGTAGTAACTAACATTGGAGTAACCAACACTACGACTAGCGCAGTGACTGCATCTATATTACTTGACGATGTGGCTATACTATCTAGCGTGGCAGTTGATGCTGCAACTACTATCTTTGTGGATTTAAAGCAGGTTGTAGATGCCAGTGATACCATCAAAGGCTCTGCTTCAACTACTGCTGTTAACTTTCACATTAGCGGAGTGGAGATAGTCTAATGACAATTTCGCAATTTCCTCCTGCAGAAAGTGGTATTCCTTCTGGAGCCACTGCTGATAGACCAGCCAGTCCTGCTATTGGTGATTTATTCTACAATGGTACATTAACAATTCTTGAAATCTATAGCGGCACCGCTTGGGTTCCTTGCTCTGCTTCACCTGGAACTCCAACTATTGCTACGCCAACAGATGCAGCCACTGGTGATGCCTGGACCGCTACTGCTGGAAAACTATCAATAGCATTTACCCCAGCAACTAATGGTGGCGCTGTTCTACAATACAATGCGTTTACTACTGTTGGCGGGTATAGTGGTAATTCTTCTGGTACTACAGTTACTATTTCGGGTTTAACGCCAGGTACTTCATACACAGTATTTGGTACTGCTCAAAACTCATACGGAACAAGTGGTAATACGCCCAATGCTGCTGCAGTTACTGCAACTACTTTGCCACAGGTAAGAACCATTGGCACAGCAACCACAAGCAACACCACCACAGATGTAGTAGTTACTTGGACCAATGGGGATAATGGCGGTAAACCGCTTTCTTCTATAACAATTACTCCGTTCCTTAATGGAACAACCGCTCAAACATCTCAGACTGCGGCTTCAACAAGTTCTACATCGCATACATTTACTGGACTTACGATTGGAAATAGTTACACATTTAAAGTAAAAGCAACTAATGCTAATGGAACTTGTGCAGACTCAACTGCTTCAAATTCTGTAACTATACCTGCTACTGTTTTCCAGTTTAATACAAGTGGAACATGGACTCCAAGTTCATATCCTGCTACATATAAAGCATATCTAATTGGCGCTGGTGGCTCGGCTGGATTATCAAATAGAGGTTTTTCTGGAGGCTTTGCTACTGATTATGGATTTAACTCAACCTCTATTGCTGGTGGTGGTGGCGGTGGTTCAGGGTATTATGCTGAAACTAACTTAACAACCGTAAATACAGGAAATGTTACTGTAACTGTTGGCGCAGGGGCAACTAATTCTGCTGGCGGAACAACGACTGTTGGTGCTGTTAACGCTGCAGGTGGAAGCAAAGGTTCTAATGGAACCACTGTAGATTTAAATAACTATACTGCTGGTGCTGGCGGAGCAGGTGGCTCGGGCGGTGGTGGCGGCGGAAGATGGCAGAAGAATTCTGCTAACAATCAATTTAATATAGTTGTTGAGGCTGGAGGAAACGGCGGTAACGCTGGAGGAAACGGTAGCAATTCGGCAACTGCTAATGGTGGAACTGGTAGCGGCAACGCTTCTTCTCCAAACGGAGCGGGCGGAGTTGGTGCGGGTAATGCGGCTTCTGGTAATACAGGAAACTATTTAGGTATTCTATATGATGGCACTTATTATGGCGCCAATAAAGGAAAAGGAACTGGTTCTAGCGATAACAGTGCCGCAGATGCTGGAGTAAATGGATATGTTCTACTAGTTAGGAACGCATAATATGGAAAATATAGAAAATGTAGACGAAGAAGTTTATGTGTTTGCCCTTCTTGATTCTGAAGATAATGTCCTTAATGTAATTCTTTTAGATAAAGATGATGATATATGGGCAAATTTTCTTGCAGTTGAATCAGGGGCTAAAAAGGCAATATCGTGCAAAAGATTTGGCCTAGCAACCATTGGTGGCAAATGGAATGGTGAATGTTTTGTAGATGAAAATGGGCAAAAAGTACCATTTACGGCAAAACCATTTGACAATACTCACTTATATGAATACAATGAGGAGTTGAAAAAATGGGTAAATGTAGGGCCAAATCCCTTTGTGAACCCAGATTACAACTGGTCATAATCTAATAAGGAGTACAATGGAGATAACCTTCACCAATACATTATCTATTCCTTTAGATGGGTTTGAACCTAAACCAGCAAAAAATGTTTTTCCAGGTTGGTTAAAAGAACTGCCCACATACGCTAACAGTGAAAAGAAACCTACTGGTGAAGGTAGAACTGCTCAGACTATAAAAAAATGTATGCCTGTTTTTGATGCTATAAGTGCGGGTTACATAATTTTTAGTTACTGCGATGTTTATGTATCTATAAAAGACGATGCACATTGGTTTGAATGGCCCCAAGGGAAACCATTAGAATTTCATCCTGAATGGCAGGCACCTACTTATCCTGATACAGATGGTTCTATGATTCCTAAATGGATAAACCCTTGGGGTATTCAAACACCTAAAGGATACTCTTGTTTATTTATACCGCCAGTTCATAGAGAAAGTGTTTTCTCAATTTTAGAAGGTCTTGTAGATACAGATACCTATAACGCTAATGTTAATTTTCCATTTTTAATGAAAAATAAAAACTTTGAAGGAATGATTCCCGCAGGAACACCTATTGCTCAAGTAATTCCTTTTAAAAGAGATGACTGGGAAATAAAATTTGGTACACAAGAAGATGATTTAAAAGCAAAAAATCAAGTTTATGCAATGCGAAATAATTTTTTTGATGGCTATAAAAAATTGTTTAGACAAAACAAAGAGTATAAATAATGCTAAACAACAAAGTTAATAAATTAAAATATGCCACATCAAACGACTTAGCATTAAACAATGTTTTACCTGCAAAACAATATATTCCTGAATGGTATAAAAAAATAAAAGGTGTACATTATGGGAACTATTCTTTCAATGCAGAATCTAATATAGTAGATAAAAATGTAAAATCTTGTTATCCTTATTTAGATTCTTTGATGGCAGGATATACCATTGAACTTTGGTGTGATATTGAAGTTAAAATAAGTGATGAAAAAGGTAGGCATTATTTGCGTTGGGGTCAAGGAAGTCCTGAACCAGTTGGAGTTAGAACATTAGATGAAAAAAATATTCCAATTCCATTTGGATGTGAGCCTTCCCAATATAACTGGCGTATACCTTATACTTTTAAAACCCCAAAAGGATATTCTTTTTTAGCCACTCACCCACTTAATCGTTTTGACTTACCATTTTTAACATTGAGTGGAATCGTTGATGCCGACCAAACTATCGGTAGAGGCAATTATCCATTTTTTTTAAACAAAGATTTTGAAGGAATAATAAAGCGTGGCACTCCAATTGTGCAAATAATTCCATTTAAAATAGAAAATTGGGAAATAGAAAAAGATGAATCAATAAATGATGAAGGTCAAAAAAATTGGTTAGCAGCAAAAAATACATTTCTTGGTTATTACAAAAAAAATATGTGGCAAAAAAAATCATACGAATAAAAAGGGCATCATGAAGGAGCAACATGGCAGACAGTAGACCGCCCGATATATCTGAACGCGTAATCCTTGACTTATCGGGTCGCATCTCTGCATACTACGACCCAACTACCTATAAGTATGATGTTGCTATCGGTGGCATGCCTTTCATCTATGCCATTACTGATAACACTCCTTACCGTAGGCAGACTGCAGAGTTTCGTACTCAGCGTGTGGACCAACTCCGTGACCCAGGCGAGCAGTCGCTCTCTGGTTCTGGCTACTGGATTCGCTCTCAGTCATCCTTTCACCTTGGTGCGGGGGCTACCTATCAAGAGCCAATCATTGGAACCCTAGAGGAAGCACGCTTTCGTTTCTATGATTCAGTAGGTATTAATCCTTGGACTCCTGGAGAAATATCTTTGCTGCGTAGAACAGCATTACAAGAAGCAGCAACAGGAGATAGCCGTGTTTTTAATACGGTAATTGCTGGCGTTGAATATCTAATCTTGGTTAAGTACGCCTCTACTGAGGCTGCTCGTGTGGTTCGCATTAGAGTAAGCGACTTAACAGAAACTACAATACTAACCAACACCGACATTACTGAAAGCATTATTGCCGTAACCATGGGCGGTAATGACCTAATGATGGTTACCCCCACCAAGGTTTGGCGCTATTCCTTTGATGCAACTTCCCCTGCTATACATCAGGATTATGCAATTAATACCGCCAATGCAGAGCAAGGCACCATTGGATATGTTAAGAATCGTTTTATATTGGCTTATCATGACACAAACAAAAATACATTTGTTTATGAATTAAATAAAAACACTGGCTCATCCATAAACCTAAGCACTCTTACTGCGGTTAATGGTAGTTCTACGCTACCTACTTCATATACTTTTAGAGCCGTTGCCGAGTCAGGCGCAGCAATCTATGTAGGTGGATTTTCTGGTAATCAAGGCAGTGTATTTAAAATAACTGTTGCTAATGATGGAACGCTAAATACAATGACTACTGTTGTTTCGCTTCCTAATGATGAGCAGATTACTGGACTACTTGGTTACTTAGGAACCTATGTAATCCTTGGTACTAGCCAAGGCTTGCGTGTTGCTATTGCTAATGAGGTTGGCGATTTGTCCTATGGACCGCTTGTATTTAAAACCTCACTTGGTGTATTCAAAATGAGCGCTACTGGCTCGTACATATATGCTGGAGTTGACTCTGGTATTGGTGGCTACTCTGGAATTTACCGAGTTGATTTAGGTCAACCACTGCAAAATGGTGGCTATGCCTATGCAACTGATGTCTATGCCTCAGAAGTAACAGGTAAAGTAGAAGGCGTAGCACTTACTATTACTGGGCGCTTAGCCTTCTGTGTTAACGGCGATGGTTTATTCATTGAACATGCTACAGAATTAGTTGAATCAGGTGAGTTAACAACAGGTATTATCCGTTATGAAACTCTTGAGAACAAAGCATGGAAGCGTATAAAACTACGCACCGAAGGAACATTGCAAGGTGATATTGATATTTTCCGTGTTGACAATGGAGTAGATTCAGCCTTTCGTACCGTGGCACAAGGAAGCACAGAGGACTATGACTATGACTTATCCTCCGTTTTTGAGGATGTTAATGTTGAAGCGCAATTTAAACTCCGCCTCAATCGTAACGATACGACTGCCACGACTGGCGCTGTTGTTTATGGTTACTCTGTTAAGGCTTTGCCTACTCCTACCCGTGCTCGTGTTGTTCAGTTTCCTGTCTTTTGTTTTGACTCTGAGCGTGACCGCCATAAAAACCTTATGGGCTTCCAAGGTTATGCGCTCGGTAGACTCCAATCATTAGAACAACTTGAAGCACAAGGTAAAACAATCATCATCCAAGATTTCACTGCCGATGGAGAACCAACGGAAGCAGTGATTGAGCAGGTGACTTTCACCCGCACAAGTCCACCAAATGGCAACTTCTCAGGCTATGGTGGGATTCTCCAGATTACTGCTCGTACTGTCGTCTAAACACTTAAGGAAAAGAACATGACACCTGCTGATTGGGCTGGCTTAGCCGTAGCCATATTAACTTTAGTTGCTGGATTTGCTGGCGCTGTGCGCTGGATGGTCAAGCATTACCTATATGAATTAAGACCCAATGGTGGCTCTAGTGTTAAAGATAAAGTTAATTTACTGGAAGAAAAAGTAGAACTATTAACTGAGTTAGTTAAAGAAGCATTGAGGAAATGAGCGATGACCAAACCCAAAGTTGCAAAGTCTGCCAGCCCTGCTGCATTGTCCATGCTACGCCAGGCGACTGCTCTTGCCCCCCTACGCAAGAAAGCATCAGACGGTTTACTCCCTTCCACTGCACATTTGGCACTAAGTCCTAACTCAGACCACAACACAGGTCTTGCGGTAGATTTAACCCATGACCCAAAGAACGGTATTGACTGTTCAGATATTTTTCAACGCCTTAAAGAAGATAACCGAGTTAGTTATCTAATATTCAATAGTAAGATTTGGTCACGCCAACATGCAAAGCAGGGTGACCGAAAGTATACGGGTCAAAATCCGCATACCAAGCACCTCCATGTTTCCATCAAACCTGAGTACGCTGGCGATACCAGCCCTTGGTTCTGGTGGAAGAATCAACCAAGCCTAGCCAAGCAAATAGTGGCAGAAGCCATCGGTTCAGCACCTAAGAAAAAGCCTGCTAAGGCTGAAGTATTGGTATGTACTTGTTGCAAGGTACATGGTTTGGCAAACAAGAAAGGTAAATAAATGCTGGAACAACTAAAGCAAGTATCGCTAACCTGGTTCCGTGCTGCAGCATCTGCTGCAATCGCACTCTACCTCGCTGGTGAAACAGACATTAAAACACTAGCAGTGGCTGCCCTCGCAGGTTTCCTCGGTCCCGTGTTGAAGTGGTTGGACCCATCGGCTGCCGAATTCGGTAGAGTAAAATAACTTAATACTGTTTAAACAAAAGACCCCCGCCGTCAAGAAATATCTTGATGAGCGGGGGCTTTTTTTATTTGTCCTTTAGTAGAAGGACCCTGAAATAACTTCCCCAATTACTTCAAGGCGTGCCGA